TTATAGCGTATTAGCTAAGTAACCCTTTTCCTTAAGGTGCTGAGCTACCTGCTTAGTTACTGTATAGCGCTGACCAGCTTTGAAGTTGTAGTTATTACCAGCTCCGAGAGTCATATTTTCAATGGTCTCAATAACTCTAATCTCTACAGCATCGTTATCTGGGTTTCCTACTGTGATAACTTCATCGACAATTACTGTCTGACGGTCTGGGACTCGTGCATCAATAACTTCTTCTGAAAGCTTAGCGGCTGCGGTAACGGATGCCATTGACATCTCATTTGCTCGTTCAGCCTGAACCTCTGCATTAGCTGCAAGAGCCTCTTCACGTGCGCGACCAGTTACATCTGTGGGCTTCTTTGTAGATGCCATTTGGATTCTCCTTGTTAATGTCTCAGTTAGATAAGGCGGGCCCTCACGAGCCCGCCCTTTAAGCTATTTAGTTGTAATTAGTTGGTTTCTGCAATGATTACAGACTGGTCAGTGATAAGACCAAGACCGAAGATTGAGTACCAAGCAAGTGCATGCTCACGACCGAAGTCGAGGATTCCGCCATCGCGGAGTTCGACTGGGAGTGAGATAGCGTGACCGAATGCGTTGTCTCCAATGAAGATAGCGCTATAGCGGTCTGAACCACCGTTACCTGTGTAGGTAGCTGGAGTTGTGTATCCTCCACCAGCTGTGACAGTTGGGTTAGCAACTGCAGTATCAGCTGTGTAAGAAGTACCAGCTCCACCAGCAACCTTGAGGACCTGTGTGGTCTCAATGAAGACTGTGTCGTACAAGCGACCAATTTCACCGAGCATGAAGTTACCAGGTGCTGCGTACTTGGTTACTTCGATGAATTCTGGATTGTCACGAAGCTTACGGCTTTGGTGTGGGTGCACAAAGCAAACGTAAGTCTCGCCCAACCGAGGGATGTTCTTGGTTGCGAGTGTCTCGACAGCGTCCTTGACAGTGTGAGGTGTCAAGTAGAAAGTACCAGTCATTGACGCACGGGATGTACCCTTTGTGCCATCTGCGTACCAGTTGTTAACTGCTGAGAGGTTTGAGCGGTCTTCACCATAGATGGTTGAAGTAGCTGCGTAGAGGGTATCGCGTGAAAGCTGGTCTAGGTAGATAGCCATGTTGCGACCCAATAAACGTGAGGCTGAAGCCATTACGTCATCGAATGAAGCATTGAGCAAGAGCTCAGATACTGCAAGAGCATAACCATGCTCAGTTACAGTGATTGAGAATTGCTGTGCTGTAAGTGCGTTAGTCTGCATGCGAACACCTTCAACAAGCGCTGAAGCGAAGCCGAGGTTGTTGTAACGCATGAAGTTGATTTGAAGACCAGGAGCAACACCGAGTTCAGTCTTCTTGACTGCGAACTGCTCAAAGCGAAGGATTGGCATGGCCTGGAAAAGAATTTCCTTGGACCAGATTGTCTGAATCGCCTGAGTTAGCTGGGTGTTGGTACCTGAGTATGCTGTAGGTGCTGCGGCAAGATTGCCTGTACCTGTAATACTTGATGCCATTTAGCTATGACTCCTTGTTAGATTTTTATGGGTTGGGGGGTATTAACCGAACAGCCCGCGAGACTTACCACGAGCAGATTCGCTCATGATGCGGTCTCTGTATTTCGCGTATTCGTTCATCGGCATGGCTGCAATCTCTTGAGCCGTTAACGTACGTTGCTCCATATTGGTTTCCAGTGGTCCAGCGGGAGGAGTAGTAATACTCGTTCCCTTCATTTCTTTTCTGGCTGTCTGCATAGCAGACTGCGCAGATTCAAGAATACTTGCTGAGCGTTCCTTTAACTGTTCCACGCTTGCTGTAATCTCTTCACGGCTATTGCCTTGAATGAAATCAACAAGTTGTGGAATGATATTGTCGCGCTCGGTTTCAATCACTTGCTGGCGATAAGCTTGCAAGTCTGCAAAGGTCTTTTCGCGCTCCAGAAGAGCGAAGGCTCGTTCGCGTTCTGAACGCTCACGCTCCAACTGCTCCTGCAACTCTTTTGTCTTTAGTTCTGCATAAGACTTCGCATCGAGCTCAGACTCTTGTGCTTCCTTAAGACGTGCCGCCTCAGCTTCCGCTTCAGCCGACTTACGAGATGCTTCTTCTTCTTTTTCTTTCCGTAGAGAGTTTAGCTCTTCCTTCAAAGATTCAATCTGTGGGTAGAGCTTGTCCTTCTCTTGCGAACGGACTTTAGCTAAATCCTCATCTGTGTAGAACTTAGTTGAGTTCGTAGTAGTAACAGTAGGCGCGTCAACGCCCGACACATTTACGACTGGAGCCGTTCCAGCTTCTGCTTCAAAAGCAGTAGCCATGTTTTCTGCAGTATCTGACATGCTTATATCCTTTGTATTCTAGGGGTCGTTTTCCGAAGTGAGAGCTCATATGACCTAACGTTGTTTAATTTTCTCGGTACCTACAAAAAAATACAGGCTAAACACCTTTATTTTTCGTAGTCTTGCGGAACCCTTCTCTGTGGGAGCTGTGTTCCGTAAGCTTGAGTTACCAAAGAGTTACGTAGCGCTTGGTCCGCTGTCTGTGCCTCAAGAACTGCTGGGTCAAGAATCTGTGGCATCTGTGATTCAGGAACGCCCATGTTCTCTACGCCCTTAGAGCCTGCAGGTGTTCCAGCCTGTTGAATAGGTTGAGCTGGGTTACCGCCAGCTGGAGATTGCATTCCAGTTAGGCTCATAATGTCGTTTTCAATCTGGGTCTGTACGAGCTTAAGTGCGCCATCAGATACGGCGTCATCAATAAGCTCTTGACGAATCTCTGTGAGCTTCTCAGCTGGGAACTCTTCGCCGAGTGAGCGCAATGCGCCTTCCTTAGACTCAAGGCCAAGAGAGAGCTTGCTCTGGATTTCGTTAAGAGCAATAAGCTTGTCGAGAGGAAGTGGCTGTGGGAAGTGCACATAAGAACGGTAGGTAAGTGGGTCGTTAGGGTCTAGCTGAGGAACTTGTCCTGGCTTTAGTGGAACCTGGCTAGCGTTAGGGTCCCAAATAAAGGTCTCTGGCTCTTTAATAGCAAGCGATAGAAGGATAAGTTCATTAACGCGCTCTAGACCGTGGGCGTATTGAATAATCTTTTGATGGTAGCGATTCATCAAAGGCTGGAACTGAATGCTGAGCGCAACACCTGAAGTGTTAGAGATAGGCTGTGCCTGACCAAGAGCGGTCTCTGGCACACCAATCATTTCGTGCATAGCCTTCTTGAGCATCATCAAGAAGTCCATAGCGCCCTTTAGACCTTGCGCGCCACCTTCTAGGTTTTCTACCTTTGCGTCTTTTGGTAGTCCGCCCCAGACTTTATTAGCACCCTTCTCGAGCTGAGAAGCCTTTGCACCGATGATGACTGTGACTGGGGCCGCATGATAGTTGACAATGTCTGCAATGTCAGTCGCGGTTTCGTTATAAGCCCTATTGATATTAATAATAGGCTCGCAGTCGCTGAGACCCCAAGGACTACCAGAAATACGAACGTTAGGAATATGAATAACGGGAATCGTGCCAAGCGGGTTAGGGCGCGAGTCAATGAGTTCATCATTTATGTATTCCTCGATGATGTCTTCTGTGAGGATTTCCGTGTAGGTAAACACCTGTCGAGTACCTTCCAAAGAAGTACCCCAGAAACGATACTTAAGCTTGAAACGGATAAGGCGTTCGCGGTCGTGTGGATGGAACTCGGGGAAACAAAAAGAAGAGTTAAGAGGCAGAATTCGTACACGACCAGGATGAGGACGACCTGAAGGGTCCACATAAGCTTCTTCATAAGCCACTTTAATAAAGACATCGCCCGACACCGTTCCTTGCTGACCGATTTCCCATAGGACTGTAGCTTTGTTGTTATCTACTTCCCATACACGCTCAAGTAGGTCTGGGACGATTGCTTCGGTCTGCTTAGGGCTGCGGAAGGTCACACCTTTACCAAAGGTAAAGTTAATAATGAAATCAGAGAATGCTTTGTAATAGTTAAGCATAATCTGGGCTTCGCCAGTTTGACGGCGATAAGAATAGTGATGGCCTAGATACATAGCCCAGTTAAGGCTATAGCGATTTAATCGAGGGCCGTGTACTTCAAACTCTTCATCCGCTAGCTCTACTAAGCCTAGTGGGGAGATGGAGATAGTTAAGTCAGAGGAGGCTGCACGATAACTCGGAGGAGAGAAATCAATCGAGCTCACCAATCACCTCTTTCACTTGAACTGCCTTAGGGTACCACTAATTGTCGATAAAACTATTTACCGACACGTTATCTGAAGCGTTCGCCTCGAATGTTGCCTTGGCCTACTGGCTTGGTAACTTTCTTCTTTGCAGACTCTTCTTGTTTTTCTTTTTCTTCCTGCACGTAATCGCGGAAGCGTGGGTCAATCTCTTTTTTAGAAGTAACAAACTTGCCGCCTAGTGACGCATACTTAGCGTGAACCCAGTGGGCTGCGGCTGGAGATGGATATGTGCTGAATCTGGAGCGCGCTTGAGCGACAACCATGTTCCACATTTTAGGGTTAGCAGGTAGCTGCTTAGGACCCTTCTTTACTTCTTTACCTGAGATGAGTGCCATCGTTAATCCTTAATAGGTTCCCGCCCCCGCGGGAAAGGAAAAAAGGCGGGGGTCGAGAATTGCTATTTAATTATTAGTCGTTGACGACTGAAGGGTTAAGGGCAGCTTGACGTGCGCCATTGCGGACAACCTCTTCAAAACGGTTATCGCCATGGTCAGCAAATCCACCAGCAGCAAACTCTTGTAGGTGAGTTGGTGCTTCTACCCAAGCTGCAGAACCAACGTGTGCGCGCTCGCGCATAGTCTCTTCTGGAAGCTTTTCAAAAACATTTGCATTGCGGTTAGCACGACCTGCAGCAGGAACATAGCCCTGCATTGCGCCCTTTGTGAATTCCTGTGGGACGTCTGTATCTGTAGCGATACCTTCTTCAAAACGAAGTGGGCCGCGTTGTCCTGGGACAGCAGCTGAAAGCTT